GGCTCCGAGATGCTGGGCGCGCTCATGCACCTGCAGCATGCCCGCGGCAAGCACGTCGTGTTCGTCTCGATCCTTGACGAGCGTATGGACGACTTCAACCGCAAGGTGTTCGTGCCGCAGATCGAAGGCGCAAAGACCTCGGCTGAGTTGCCCGGCATCGTCGATGAGGTCGTAACACTTGCCGAGATCAAGGCCGAGGACGGCTCGTCCTACCGCGCCTTCGTCACGCAAACCATGAATCCCTATGGCTTCCCGGCCAAGGACCGCTCCGGCCAGCTCGACTTGCTGGAGCCCCCAGATCTGCGGGCGCTCATCGACAAGTGCGCCGCCGCTACCCACACCCCATCAAACAAGGAGTAACCCCATGTCCGCCTGGAACGATTTCAACGATGCCGAACAGCAGCAATCCTTCGATCTGATTCCCAAGGGCACGGTCGCCCGTGTCCGTATGACCATCAAACCCGGCGGCTTCGACGATCCCGCGCAGGGCTGGAACGGTGGCTACGCCACCCAAAGCTTCGAGACCGGTTCCGTCTACCTGTCCTGCGAATTCGTGATCCTCGAGGGCGAATTCGCTCGCCGCAAGATGTGGTCGAACATCGGCCTGCACAGCCCCAAGGGTCCGAACTGGGGAAACATGGGACGCACCTTCGTGCGGGCCGCGCTCAACAGCGCCCGCAACATCCGGCCCCAGGACAACTCGCCGCAGGCCGCAGCCGCCCGCCGCATCGCCGGCTTTCATGAGTTGGACGGGCTCGAGTTCGTCGCACGCATCGATGTCGAGAAGGACGGCCGCGGCGAACTCAAGAACGTGGTGAAGCTCGCGGTCGAGCCGGATCATCCCGACTATGCGCGGGGCAACGGCGCATCCGGCACCACCGGCGCGCCTACGCGCCCCACGGCTGCGTCGTTCGCCCCGCAGGCCCCCTCGGCCGCACCCGCGGCGGCGGCGCCCGCACAGCGCCCCACAGCGCCCGGGAAACCGGCATGGGCTCAGTGAGGGGGATACGTGAAATGCTGGGTCTGCACACGACAGGCGCGCGGGTATGGCCATACGGACAACCGTCATGGCATCGGTCATCCGGCGCGTTACCCCATCGACTGGGTGTTCTGCTCGCGCCGGTGCCAGGACGTGTTCCACGCGCTCTACGGCAACTGGACGCGAGTCAAGGATGGGATCAAGGACAAGACGGAGGTCCCCATGATCGATCCGTCTGACGTCGAACTGTGCGCCATGAGGAAGTGCCTCAAATCCTTCGGCGAGGTCGCCGGTGAGATCGGGTTCGAGAAGCCCCTTGGGCATTACTCCGAGCCCGAGGCACTGCAAGTGATCGATGCCATCGTCACTTGCTACACCGAGGCGATGGTCGAACACCACGAGGCGACCAAGTTTCCGCCCGTGCGGGGCATGGCGCCGACGCCGGATCCTATGGCACCCGATGTTGCCAACCCGTTCGCCGATCTAGAGGACGACCTGCCCTGGATGGATGGCAAGGAGGCGAAGCGATGATCGACTTCAACTCTTCATCGAGCATTCCCGGTCAGATCACATCGCTGGTCGACGCGGGCCTGCAACGGATGCGAGCGGCACAATCTCCCCGCGAGTACCTGGGCGCCTCCCGTCTCGGGGTGCCCTGCGAGCGCGCCCTGCAGTTCGAGTTCGCCAAGGCGCCGGTCGATGCAGGTCGCGAGACGGACGGTCGGATCCTGCGGATCTTCGAGCGCGGCCACGTGATGGAGGACTGCATGGTCGCGTGGCTGCGGGCGGGCGGATTCGATCTGCGCACCCGCAAGGCCAATGGCGAGCAGTTCGGCTTCTCGGCCATAGACGGGCGGCTCCAGGGCCACATCGATGGTGTGATCGTCGGCGGCCCAGACGGCTTTGCGTACCCCGCTCTCTGGGAGTGCAAGTGCCTTGGTTCTAAGTCCTGGCGCGACCTGGAGAAGAACAAGCTCGCGGTCTCCAAGCCGGTCTACCACGCGCAGGTAGTGCTCTACCAAGCCTACCTGCAGCTGCACGAGCACCCGGCGATCTTCACGGCGATCAACGCCGACACGATGGAGATCTACACCGAACTCGTGCCTTTTGACGCGGCACTTGCACAGCGCATGTCTGACCGGGCGATCAAGGTGATCGCGGCGACGGATGCCGGTGAACTGCTGGCCCGTGCCTATTACGACCCCACCCATTTTGAATGCCGGATGTGCGCGTGGCAGGACCGGTGCTGGAGGACAGCATGACACCCGTGACTGGTCACCACCCCTTGTTCGAGCGCCTGGTCGATGCGCAGGAGGCTGCGCACTGCCTGAACGTGCCCGTGTATCTGCTCACCCACCCGGAGGAGCGCGCTCGCCTGGGGATCCCGCACTACCGGGTGGGCAAGCTCGTGCGCTTCAAGCTGCAAGAACTGATGCGCTGGATCGAGTCGCAGCAGAAGCTTCGCGGCGGCGCATCGAAAGGGGGCACCGATGCTTGACTACAACGAGCAGCAAACCCTTGATCCGAAGGACCCGGGCGCCGAGCGCGAGTCGATCCGCACGGGCCTGCTGGCGCGGCTCGAGTCGATCCTGAGCGTGCTGTTTCCTGCTGGCAAGAAGCGTCGGAAGGTCTTCCTCGTAGGCGACGTGCTCGGCAGTCCGGGCGATAGCCTCGAGGTGGTCCTCGATGGCGAGAAGGCAGGCCTGTGGACCGACCGCGCCACCGGTGAAGGTGGGGACATCTTCGATCTCATCGCCGCCCACCTCGGGGTCGACGCACAGAAGGACTTTGCGCGGGTGCTGGCAGCGGGCGCCGAGTTGCTCGGACGGGCATCACCTGCGAAACCTCGCAAGTCCCGCAAAGCGCTGCCATTCGATGAACTGGGGCCGGCGACAGCCAAATGGGAATACCTCGACGCGAGTGGCACCTTGATCGCCGTGGTCTACCGCTATGACCCACCCGGCCAGCGCAAGGAGTTTAGGCCCTGGGATGCGAGACGACGCAAGATGGCACCCCCCGACCCGCGGCCGCTCTACAACCAGCCCGGGCTTGTCAACGCCTCCGAGGTAGTGTTGGTCGAGGGCGAGAAATGTGCACAGGCGCTGATCGACGCTGGCGTTATGGCCACCACCGCGATGCACGGTGCCAACGCGCCGGTCGAGAAGACCGACTGGTCACCGCTTTCCGGCAAAGCCGTTCTCATCTGGCCGGACCGGGACAAACCAGGCTGGGAATACGCCGCGCAAGCATCGCAAGCGATCCTGTCGGCCGGGGCGCGGACCTGCCACATCCTCTATCCGCCGGAGGAGGCAGCGGAGGGATGGGATGCGGCCGATGCCATCGCTGAAGGGTTTGACGTGGGGACCTTCCTTGCCCACGGCCCGCGCCTGCAGATGCACGACGTCACCGCCGACAATGAACCGGTGGCCAGCACCGACGAGTCGGTCTGGGGCACGGAAGACGCGCTGGCATTGGCTTTCACGCGTCGCTATCACCGCGACTGGCGCTATGTCGCCACCTGGGGACGCTGGCTGGTCTGGGACGGCTGCCGCTGGCGCACCGAGGACACCCTGGCTGCGACCGACCTGATTCGCAGCGTCTGTCGTCACGCCGCACTCAAGGCTGCCAATCCCAAAGTGGCTGCCAAGCTAGCAAGCGCCAGTACGGTCAGCGGCGTGGAACGACTGGCACGCGCCGATCGGAGGCATGCGGCGACCACCGAAGAGTGGGATGCCGATCCCTGGCTGCTCAACACGCCAGGTGGCGTAACCGACCTCCGATCCGGCCGAAAGCGTGCGCATGACCGAGCCGACAGGATGACCAAGATCACCACCGCCACCTCCGGCGGGGATTGCCCGATCTGGCTCCAGTTCCTTGACGAGGTGACGGGCGGAGACAAGGAGCTCCAGGCCTACCTTCAGCGCATGGTCGGCTACGCGCTGACCGGATCGACCCGCGAGCACGCCTTGTTCTTCCTGTACGGCACCGGCGCCAACGGCAAGTCGGTGTTCGTAAACACCTTGGCCACGATCCTGGGAGATTACGCGACCAACGCACCGATGGACACCTTCATGGAGACCCGCACCGACCGGCACCCGACCGACATGGCCGGCCTGCGCGGCGCACGCTTCGTTGCGGCGATCGAGACCGAGCAGGGTCGGCGCTGGGCAGAGTCCAAGGTCAAGAACCTGACCGGCGGCGACAAGATCGCCGCGCGTTTCATGCGTCAGGACTTCTTCGAGTTCTTCCCGCAGTTCAAGCTCTTCGTGGCGGGCAACCACAAGCCGGCGATCCGCAACATCGACGAGGCTATGAAGCGCCGCCTGCACCTGATCCCGTTCACGATCACGGTACCGCCTGAGAAACGCGACAAGCACCTGCAGCAAAAGCTGCTGGCCGAACGCGACGGCATCCTCGCATGGGCTGTGCAGGGGTGCCTGGAGTGGCAGCGTATTGGCCGTCTAGATCCACCCAAGCAGGTTCTCGATGCCACCGAGGAGTACTTCGAGGCCGAGGACGCCCTCGGGCGCTGGCTGGAGGAGCGGTGTGTGTGTGAGCCCAATGCCAAGTCGCTGACTGCCGAGCTTTTCTCTGACTGGAAGCAGTGGGCCGATTCGGCCGGCGAATTCATCGGCTCGCAAAAGCGCTTCTCGGATCTCCTGCTCACTCGTGGGATCGAGAAATGGCGCAACACGACCGGGCTGAGAGGGTTTCGCGGGTTGGGTCTCAAGCACCCGCAAGCACCCAGCTACACCCCGTACTCGGACCACTGAACGCCTATGCCAACACATCGAACTGACGGATCTGACGCAGTTCCTCGTAACCCTCTATACGCGCATACGCGCGCGCCTCATGGGAAGTTACGACAGGACCCGTCCGATCCGTCAGTCCCGTCAAAGAAAGGGACTGTGACTATGACTGCAACGATTCTTGCCCTCGATCTGGGCACCACAACCGGTTGGGCGCTGCGAGCGCGAGACGGTGTCATCACGAGCGGCACACAAAGCTTTCGACCGCAACGCTTCGAAGGCGGCGGGATGCGCTTTCTGCGCTTCAAGCGCTGGCTCACCGAACTCAAGGCGCATGCCGATGGCATCGACGCGCTTCATTTCGAGGAGGTGCGCCGGCATGTCTCGACCGATGCGGCGCACGCCTACGGTGGCTTCCTTGCCACCCTTACCAGCTGGTGCGAGCACCACCAGATTCCGTACCAGGGCGTGCCGGTGGGCACGATCAAAAAGCATGCCACCGGCAGGGGAAACGCCGGCAAAGACGACATGGTCGCGGCCATGCGCGGACGGGGTCACACGCCGTCAGACGACAACGAAGCCGACGCGCTGGCGATCCTGCACTGGGCGGTTGACATTCATTACCTGCAGGCGGTGTGACATGAGGACGCCCATTTCCCCGTATCGATCCCCGCTTGGTCGGTTGCAGCCGGAACCGATTGACGTCGAGGCAGTGAAACAGCGCGGCTGGCGCGAGGAACACATCCTGGTGGTCAGCGATTCGGACGCGCGACTGGACTTTGTCGAGCGCGAACTCATTCGCCGGATTGGCGAGCGACTCTATGGTCTCGGAGGGAGGACTCGTGGCAAGACCTGATATCGCATGGACCACGGATGAGGTCGCCAGCCGCTTTCACGAGGCCGCGGTCACCGCCAGACGCCTGCCCCCCGTTCGTGTGCAGGGCTACTTCAACACCTGGCCGCCCATCGTCCGGCAAGCCTGGGAGGTGCTCGGTGCCGATGACGCGATCTGTCGGTCATTCCCACCGAGCCCACAGGCGGTCGAGCGCATGCTCGAAGCGATGCGATGGGTGCAGTGGCTCGAGGTCGAGCAAAGACATCTGGTCTGGATGCGCGCAGACGGGTACCGCTGGCGCGAGATCACGCGACGCTTTGGCTGCGACCGAACGACGGCATGGCGGCGGTGGAACATTGCGCTGCTACTGGTGAGCGAACGCCTGAACCTCGCATGTGGTGTGCGTGTTTTGGGGTAAGTGGTAGCACGTGGTCGCCGGTACGCGAGTATGGGCGGGCGAGACCCGGTTTTGGGCATGCAACACAACCGGGGGTTTGGCGCTAGTATTTCGGCTATCCTCTGGACAGACGTTCGAGCAGCAAGCAAGCGAGCGTTTCCGACAAGCCCGCCCGGTCACGACCCGGCGGGTTTTTTCATTTCTAGCGCCCACATGAACCCTCTGAAACTCGAATATCGATCAGTCGACGCGCTTATCCCCTATTCCCGCAATGCCAAGCAGCACTCGGACGCGCAGGTGGCCCAGATCGCGGCCAGCATTCGGGAGTTCGGCTGGGGAGCACCAATCCTGGTGGACGGGCAGAACAATGTCATCGCCGGACATGGGCGTCTGCTGGCTGCACGCAAGCTCGGCATGGCCGAGGTTCCCGTGGTGCCCATGGAGCACCTCACCGACACCCAGCGTCGAGCCTTGATCCTGGCCGACAACAAGATCGGTGAGAACGCCTCTTGGGAAGACGAACTGCTCGGCATCGAGTTGTCCGAGTTGAAGGACGCTGGGTTTGACCTTGGCCTCACTGGTTTTTCCACTGAGGAGTGGGAGGCGCTGATTGCCGGTGAAGAGCAGACCCGAGACGGCTTGACCGATGAAGATGCGGTACCTGAGGTCACCGAGACTCCGGTCTCCAAGCCGGGTGACATCTGGGTGCTCGGTGAGCACAAGCTGCTGTGCGGCGATGCAACCAAGGCCGACGACTATCAAGCCTTGCTCGGCGAGGAGTTGGTGGACATGACCTTCACCGACCCACCTTACAACGTGAACTACGCCAACACCGCCAAGGACAAGATGCGCGGCAAGAACCGCCCCATCATGAACGACAACCTGGGCGAAGGGTTCGGCAGCTTCTTGTTCGACGCTTGCGACAACATCCTCACCCGTACCAAGGGTGCGGTGTACATCGCCATGTCCTCCAGTGAACTCGATACCCTGCAAGCTGCATTTCGCGCTGCAGGTGGCAAATGGTCCACCTTCATCATCTGGGCCAAGAACACGTTCACCCTTGGCCGCGCCGACTACCAGCGGCAGTACGAACCCATCCTGTACGGGTGGAAAGACGGTGCCGATCACTACTGGTGCGGTGCTCGCGATCAGGGTGATGTCTGGAACGTCAAGAAGCCTGCGAAGAACGACCTGCATCCCACCATGAAACCGGTGGAGTTGGTCGAGCGAGCGATCCGCAACAGCAGCAAGACCCGGGACTTGGTGCTGGATCCCTTTGGCGGCTCAGGCTCGACGCTGATTGCTTGCGAGAAGTCAGGGCGCAGAGCCCGGCTGATCGAACTCGACCCCAAGTACGTGGACGTGATCGTCAAGCGTTGGGAGGCGTTCACCGGTCGCAAAGCCACCCGCCTGGGAGAGCCTGCGGATGAGGCACTCGCTGAGTTTGATCAGGCTAAGATTTTGTAGATCCGGTCGCCGCCGGATTCTTTGCTGGACTGGATGTTCAGTCCGAGTTTCTTTTTGAGTGCAGCGGTTATTGCGCCGCGCACGGTGTGTGGTTGCCAGCCAGTTGCCTCGCAGATTTGATTGATGGTGGCGCCCTCGGTTCGCTTGAGCATCGCGATCACCTCGGCCTGTTTGCTGGTCTGGCGGGTTCTGACTGCTCGGTGCTCAATGAACGGTGGCTTCAGGCCCAATGCCGCGTAGCCCGCCTTGGTGACGACGGTTTCGCGCTTAACTTGAGCGATGAAGCCGCCCTTGCGCAGGCTCTCGGTGACTTTGTCTTTGGCCCCGCCCTTGAGGGCCTCTGGATACCAAAGCACCCTGCCCTGCGTCTGAGCGAGAGCATGCGTGAGGATGGCGTGCTGGGTGGGGGTGAGTTTGCTGGACATGGAGGCTCCTTGCGGTTGTTGATCACGTTCGGATGAACGCTCTTCTTCCCGATGAAGCCAAGTCATTCCAGTGCTCCTGCCGATTATTTTTTGATCATGATTCCAACATGCCCAGAAGTGCCCCAACGCCCTGCCGGTACCCTGGTTGCGGGGCGGTACTGTCATGTCCGGGCTTTTGCCCCCACCACCGAACCAGCGCGCACCGTGACTACGGGCGGGCCAGACGTGTCTTTGATACCGAAGTGAGCTTTTACCAGAGCAGGCCTTGGCGGGTGCTGAGGGCTGCGGTGCTTCGTGAAAGCCCGCTGTGCCTTGCGTGTAAGGCCCACGGTCGCCTGGTTCTGGCTGGGGTGGTGGATCACGTAGTGCCGCTTAAAGACGGCGGTGCCCGCTTTGATAGGGCCAACCTGCAGCCTCTCTGCGTCGCTTGCCACAACCGCAAGACGGCCAGAGAGACTGCCGGCCGGCGCTAGACCCCCAATCACCCCCTAG